CTTAGTGAAAAATCCTCCGGCCTTTGCCTCTTCAACTTTAGCATCAGGTACACCTTCTACACCTCCCATTGCACCTCTTGCCGCTTCTGCTGCAGCTTCTCTAGCGGCGCGAGAATCTTCTAAACTTAAATTAAGAATATTTCCTAATACATCCAATACACTTAAGCTAGTTTCACTAATTGATTTAAGTAATCCAGTATGTGCTTCAAGGGGAGACTTTGTTTCTTCATCCGATTTGAAGGAAGAAATAGCGGTAGACATGTCACCAAGAAGATCAATTTGTTTTTGGGCAAGGGTATTGTCTGCATCCGCATGCGCATTATTTTCAGCGCGCATTTTATCTATTAAATCACCTAAAATCTTATCTGTTGTTCCGGCAGCAGCCATTTTTATTAACCTTTCATTTTTCTGTTTTCTTGTCTCACTCTTTCATTTTCTTCTTTAATCCATTGCTGTAATAGTGTCACATATATTGTTCTTTCATAAGGTAACATATTCTCTAATTCTGTTAAACTCCACCTATGATGCTGAATCATGGCGAAGTTTGTTTGATAATGGTTCGCCAAGGAGTCATGACTCAGCGCTATGCGAAAAAAGAATCAATCCCCGTTAATGTCAGGGTTTTAGACTTTTCACATTTTGGACAAACCCAATCCACATCATGACTTACTCTGGGCATTGATTCAAAAAAATCTTTAATTTTAGTAAATTGACCTGAACTAAGAGATTCAAGAAAATCATTTAGTTCTTTTTTACTAGAATCTTTTGCTTTATAAATTTCATCTTTTTCCCAAATATACTCAATACAGTCTGCAATTAGTTTGAAGATGTTTTCTGGTTTTATGTCTCCAGTTTCATTAGTATATTTTTGTACTATTTCAGTTTGGGGAAATATCATTTTTACCCCAATAGTATCTGTAATTTTTATTTCTGGAGATTTAATTTTTGAAGTATCTACAGAAATATCATTAATATCAATGCTCAAATTACAGACATCTTCTTCAGTCGCCTCTTCACAACAACTTGTAAAATTCACTGGTCTAGGTACTGTTATTTCTAATACTTCCCCAACTGATCTTCCCCTGAGTTGTAAAAAGAAATACTCAAGATCAAATGGTGAAAGATCTTTAACTTTTACTTCTCCATTAGTACAAGAAGAAATAATGTCTTGCATAGCTTTGGTCATGGAGCCTGTGTCTCCAGATTCCATTGCCATCAATAATGTTTTCTCTTCCTTTACAAGAAAAGGTCTGTAACTGACTTTCTCACCAGAAGATGGTATTGTCAATTCATATGTTGGTGTGCTTACCTTTGGTAAAGCCATAATATTCTCCTATAATAATGTATAATTAAAAACTAATGGGGGCCAAATGTGGTTTCTGCGTTTACTACATTGTTCGTTGCCAGATTGCCTCCGAATCCCGGTTGTTGCTTTCTTGTTCCCTTTTCATGCCATTGTTTGTATCGTATCGATATTTCAAAATTCCCAAAGTCGTTGTTTTCGTATCCCATAGCATATGCACTTATTCTTTCAGGCCATGCTTCTGTTAGAACACAAGTATATGCTGCATTACTTGGATTTAGCGTGGTTTCCTCTTCATGATAATGTGAGATTTCTACTTGTCCTATCATACTTTTATAATATCTCATATTTTTACTACCAGGGGATTGTACATGATCTAACCATTCATCCCAAAATATTCTAGTACTCCAATCTTGGGGATTTAACATTGTTAACAAGATAGGTTCATATGTAGTTTCGTATGGTACAGTTTTGTTTATGCCATACACTCTTTGTTCGGTTGTTGAAAATTGTTTTGACGGCATTAATACTGAAAGGGCGAGAAAATCAATTTTTCCTGAACCAACACTTGAACTTAATGAATTTGGTGGAGTAATAGAAATAGTGTATTTGTTTCTCTTACTGAGCCCTCCCATTTCTTCAATGCTACTCATAAACTCAGTTGGTGAAAATCCTCTTGGTTGTCCCATAGTTTTAATTTCCTATTGTCTTATTGCGCTGTAAATTTCTTTGCTTTCTGCCCAAACCATTTTCTTACTTGCTTTCTTAAAGTTTTCAACTGGAAGAAAAATAGAAGGTCCCCATTCATCGGGTAGAACAGGAATAAATTGAGTTTTCATATACGTAGTGAGATATCTTTTCAGGCAAGGTTTAGCTCTTTTAAACTTTGTAAATCCTCGTAACATATCATACGTTAATAATATTCTTGCATTTTCTGATAACGTTTTATCGTTCACAAATACTTTAATTTCATCTAATAAGTACGCCCTATCTTTTGGAGCCAAATAATGGAAATTAATTCCAAGAAAACCATTACTATATCTTTCAATAGGCAAGACCAAAGGAAACATATCATAGTATGGTAATGTTATTTTGTGTTTGGGATTATATACAAAAAAATACATCTTCCCCAACCACATTCTTCCTGTTAAGGTCCCCGATTTGGCAGCATCAGTAACTACATCTTGAAATACTGTATCTCTTGCAAGTGCAGTTTTTGCTCGTTCTACAATAGAACGAAACCAAGTGGCGGCCATACGTGCTCTTGCTGCCATATTTCCAGTTGCTATTGCAGTTTTTAAACTTTGTAAATATGTTGAACCTTTAGCCATAGTATAACTATTTAGTATTACTTAGAGTATCTTCAGTCATAATTTTCCATTGCCATCCCTTGTTTTCACAAAATTCTTCTGCGGCTTTCCATTTTGCTTCGTTAATCACAAAGGTCTTCACTTCTTTCAAGTATCTTCTTTTATGTTTTGGATTTTCTTTGGGAGGCTTGGTCTGTTTTTTTGGTTTGATTTCAATTATAGTTTCAGCTTTTGAAGTTTTAACCCAAAAATCTGGATAATATCTGTGCCATTTACCATCAATAGGAGATTTATATGGAATGATAATCTCTTCACTATTCCATTGGAGTACTCCAGGTTGTCGATCTAGGTATTTCATGAAGTCTAACTCCCAACCAGACCGATAAATTATATTGCTGGAGTTTCCCTTATACTTTTCCCTGTTTTGGGGCCTAAATTTTCCTTTGTATCTCATATAAATATATAGAACCTCAATAGAATTAATTTTATAGGAAATGAACTAATGGCAACTCCAGAATCATATCGTACTTCAGATGCCTCAGGATCTACAATGGGCAGAACTCTTTATTTAGAATATCCACCCGCTCTTGCAGCGACCGGGGCGGGATCTCTTAAACATTGGGTAACTTTTGAAGCTTTCGATTTTAGAGAAAAATATCAAACTCTTGGTATTGATTTATATATTCCACCAGATGCTCTAGCTACTTCATATAAGTCAGATTACGAATCTGCTGCATTAGGTCAACTAGCAGGACGAGCAGTAGAAGCTTTTAGAGAAAGTGGTGGGAACGTAGAGAACTTAGAAAAGACTCTATCAGCAAAAGCTGCAGTTACTAAAGGCGCGTCAACTGATATAGTGAAACAAGCTGTAACACCAGCAAAATTTAAAACGGCAATGCAGGCTGCAACTGGTCAAGTAATGAATCCATATATTGTTGCCGCATATAAAGGCCCAACACAAATGCGTGAACATAAATTTTCTTTTAAAATGATGCCTGAAGATGAAGCCGAATCTAGAAAATGTGTTATGATTGGAAATGCATTTAAACAAGCTATGTTACCTTTCCATGCAGGGGGAGATAATAAAACCTCTCCTACAGGATTGTTTGGATATCCAGATGAATTTGAAATTTCTTTTACTGTAAATGGTACGAGATTACCACGAACTGTCGATAATCCAATGTTTAATATAGGTAGATCTGTATTAACTGCTTGTGATTTATCATATACTACTCAAGATACTGTTTTATTTTTTGAAGGCACGCAATTTCCAGTAACGATAAACATGACTCTTTCATTTATGGAAATAGAAGTAATGCATCGAAGTAAGATACAGAATAAAGGTCTTTAATAAAAGGAGAAGTTAATCATGTCTGAATTTTTTGTACATTATCCACAGATAAGTTATGATATTTCTGGCACAAAGCCTGCCAAGGTTAAGACTGTTATTAATCTTATGCAACGGGCTAAAATAAAAAATGTTGTTATGGATGATATTATTGCATATTTTCCTTATTCAATAAAAGAAAATCAACGTCCCGATCATGTATCAGTAGAGATATATGGTGATGTTAAATATACATGGTTGATATTTCTAATTAATGGTATAACAGATCCCATTTATGATTGGCCCTTGGGAACTAGAGAATTTGGGGCTTATATTAAAGATAAGTATGGATCATTAACTATCGCAAAAAATACTATACACCATTATGAAAAAATTCTTAGAACAAGAGTAGAAGCAACAGGAACAACAGATGCGATTCCTGAGGCCAAACTTGAAATTGATGAAACAACATATGACACCCTTGATTCTGATGCAAGAAACATTAAGTATTGTTATGATTGGGAAGTAGATAGAAACGAAGCTAAACGAGATATTAAATTAATTGATAGACTTTATGTTGCAGATATACTTTCTGAACATGCGGAGAAACTTGAATAATGGCTAATGGACCTAATGGAAGAAAAGATTTTGGTACAGTTATTGATAGGCGTAAAGCGGGACAGAGTGTTCAAACAGAAACCGCCGATCATGGAGCTAAAAATCCAAATTTAAAAAATCCAAGAAAAGAAAACCTCCCCTCGTTTCCGGGAGATTTTGAACTTTTGAAGCTTACCCTTACTTCTCCCAATAGGGCAGCAGGGGGATATGTTGATTTAAATAGCAAACCGCCATACTCACCAGTGTGGTCAAATCTTAATATTTATGAAGATGTTTTTGCTAATTGTCTTACAGGAGATATACAAATTACAGATACCGTTGGAATGATGGAAATTGTTCCTATTATCGGTGAAGAAACTATTCATGTGCATGTAAGAACAAGAGGATTTAAAAGAGAAAGAGATAACACAACCCAGATTCCAGGTCCATTTAAGGGGAGCGAAAATGAGGGGATTATAAACTTAAAGTTTCGTGTAACCAAATTAGAAGATTTGACTAAAATCAATGATGGTATGGTCCGTTATACATTACACTTGATTTCTGAAGAATATATCATCAATTTAAAATCAAAGGTTATGAAATCTTCTCTTGATCCCGGCTCTTTAGAGCCCCGAAGAATATCCGCCATCGTAAAGTCCCTCTATACACAATTTTTTAAGAGGGGTAGAATCGCTAAAAAGATTTTCATTGAGCCTACCAAAAACCCCTCAAGTTTGGTTATACCAAATTATTCACCTTTTAAGGCATTTAATTTTCTGGCATCAAGAGCGGTATCTACAGGACAACATGCAGTAGGTTCTAGTTTTCTTTTTTATGAAACTGTAAAGGGTTTCTTTTTTGTTTCTTTGGAAACCCTTATGGCCGGTGGTGGTACAGGATATCACACAGTTGAAGGCCGCCAGGGGAATCCTGCTGAATTAGTATATACCACTCCAGAACAACCAGTTAAGGAAACGTATGTAGTTCAGCCTAAACGTATGAGAGCAAAAGGTGATGATGCTAAAAACGTAGCCATTGAAATGACCGCAGTAGATGAATATAAATTCTCTTCAAATTTTGATGTTATTCAAAATCTATCAAAAGGAATGTATTCTAATCGTTTACTTACACACGATCTTATTAGAATGAAATATGACACATTAGATTTCAATATGCATGATCCATCAAGTTTAGGAGAAGAAAAAAGTACTGATGAAAAAACTGGAGCTACTGAAGTAAAGAATGTAGTAAAAATGTCGGCAGAGGCTAAGAACTTTTCTGATAATTTTACTCATTTAGGAAAAGGAAAATTATGTACTGAAAATCAATCTGCTATGGGGTCTCCAGAAGCAGTCATGTCTTTTTATCCTACTAACTTTGCACATGATGTTAGATTTA